TAAATCTTTTACAAATTTACTATTTTTATTTAGTCTAAATAAAAATAATGTTTTATCTTTGTAAAAAGATTTTTGTTTTGGGAATTTTAACAAGAATAGACAACGGAATATCAGCTTTTAAGTCTGCGTTTATGGGTAGCAGTGTTGCGCCTATCTATGCAAGGTTAAGCAATGGCATGCACTCCTATAACTACGAAACCGAGCGTGTGGGGGCTTGGTCTTTCTTGGGAATAGGGAAAACTTACTTTTCGCCAAAGGAAGACTATAAGTCTTACTACATTGACGGCACTTTCCTGTCCGACTGCATCAACCTGTATGCTGATTTTGCTTCACAGGTAAGAATCCAAGAGGTAGATGATAAGGGCAAAGCCGTGGATAATTCCGAATATCTGAAATTCCTTAACGAGCCGAACGAGTTTCAAAACCAAACCGATTTCATCAAGGAAATGGTGGTCAATCTGCTCACGACTGGAATGTCTATCCAATACGGCAATTTTTTTAAAAACGGCAATTTAAGGGCAAGTCCTTCGCTTTACAACTTGGAGTTTAACAACATAAAGTTCCCTGAAATAAAAGACCCTTATACGCTTACAAGGGACAAAATAAAGACTTTAAAAGTGGTAGAAACTCTTGCTGATGGTGTGCAGAGAACAAGAGAACTGCACGAGTTGGCTTTTTTCTACGATACCATAGCAAGGAAGAATTACAGAGGAGATGGGGCAAAGAACATATATTTCAACCCTATATCAAGGATTTCTTCTATCCTCTACTCTATTCAGACAATTCTAAATAGTGAGGATATGATGTGCTTTCTTACCTCTAATCCCGTAAATACTATCATTAGCAGAAAGGCAACAGGGGCAGGGATTGCGCCATTGAGTGGAGACCAGAAAAACGATATAGAAAGCAAACTCAACGGAAGAGGAAGATATGGCGCTGGAATGGGTAAGGCTGGCGATGTTATCGCAACAAACGAAACGCTGGAAAGATTAGACCTTACAAGGGATAACAAAAAACTGCAAACCATAGAAATGCAGGAGAATGCCAAGGAAAACATCCGAAACAGGTATTTGATACCAAAAGATTTTTTCGGTGGAAGCACCTATGAAAACCAGCAGTTTGCAGAAGCTAAATTTATTTTAGGAAATGTGAAGACTATCACGGACAATTGGCTTCAAGAATTGACTAATAAGTCGCCTAAATACTTCAAAGAGCGAGGAACAAGGCTGATTGGAACATACGACCACCTGCCGAGTGTAATCGCAATTAAAACCAAGCTCAAAAACGAGGGCTTTAAATTCAAAGCAGAAGCATTAGTATCGCTTTTAGGAGCGTTTGAAAAGGCGCAGGAATTGGGCGTAAGCACTGACTTTGAGCAGTTTGTTAAAGAGCGAGGCTTTGAGGACTTTATAAACAATCAGTAATGGACAAAAACACAGAGAAAATAAACGAAAAACTGAAAGACTCTAAAACCAATCCTAAACTGGTGCAGAGCCTAAAAGACAAAAAGAAGATTTTAGCAAAAAACCAAATCGTAAAGAAATGATAACAGCAAAAGAAATACCTAACAGAACATTTGATACTAAAGAGGATATGTTCAAGTTCCTGAAAGAGAATAAGAATTTCCTTATTTCACAGAAGAAAATGGCGACAAAGTTGTCAGACCCTTTTGCGTTTTCTTTTGCCGTGAATGAAAAGGGAGAAACGATTAAAATGACAGAAGTGTCACCTGAAGAGATAAACACTATCAGGGTAAAGGCAGTTATCAATTCTACCAATATCTATGATTCCCACGGCGATGTTTCCATCAACGGAAGCTGGAACAGAACAGCCAAAAACTCCAAGAATATCTACCTGCTGAAAGAACACAAGATGAATTTTGAAAACATCATCAGTGATGAAGTGGAAGTAAGAGTAGAAAAATTCAACTGGAAAGACTTGGGCTTTAACTACCTTGGAGAAACAGAATGTTTGGTATTCTATGCTACGCTGAAAAAGGAAAGAAACCCTTATATGTTTGAGCAGTACGCTAAAGGCTATGTAAAAGAACATTCGGCAGGGCTTCGCTATATTCAGCTGGAACTGGCTATCAATTCAGAGGCTGAATGGGATGCAGAGGAAAAAGCCGTTTGGGATAAATATTATAATGATATTGTAAATAAGGAAGATGTAGATGAATACGGCTATTTCTGGGCTGTAACAGAACAAAAAATAATAGAGGGAAGTGCTGTAGTAAAAGGCAGCAACTTCGCCACTCCAACGATATTTGTAGAACCCGTCGCTGACACTTCTACTGCAAAAGAGGACTCGGATAATTCCACTCCTAAAAGTGTGATTGAAAATTATTTAGTAACCCTTTAAAAATTTACAAATGAATTTTAAAAAGAAAACATTAGCAGAAATTGCGAAGATGTCAGATGAGGAAAAAGAAAAGTATTGTACTGACAAAGAGGCTTTTGAAAAAAGCCAAAGAGAACAAGAATTGGAAGCCTTAAAAACTGGGCTTGAAAATGTTATCTCTGAAAAAGAGAAAGAAACACAGCAGTCTATTGACGATGTGCTTAAAATCGTGGAAGAAATTAAGGCTACACAAGGAGGTCTTACAGAGGATGTGTTCTTGGAAGCTGTGAAGAAAAACCACGAAGCGATTAAAAAGGCTTACGAGTCTAAAACTGGCGTGGTAGAGATTGAGTTTAAAGCAGTAGGAAACATCACTACCGGTTCAGTTGCTATGGCAACGGCTCCTAACATTTTAGGAACACAAATCGCGCCTGTTTCTAATGTTAATCTTCGTGGAATGGACATTGAGACTTTCGTAACTGTGTTACCTACTTCTCAACCTGTTTATGCTTATACGGAGACTGTGCCAAAAGATGGAAACTACGAGTTTGTAGCAGAAGGGAACAAAAAACCACAGATTGACTTTAAGGTTTCAACAGAATTTGCGAAGCCAAAGAAAATCGCTGCTTGGATGCACTTAACAGAAGAGTCTGTTTACGACATCAAAGGCTTGGAAGGTGTGGCAAAAGACTACTTGAAAAAGAAACACGACCTATTCAAAAACAAGGCTATCTTGTTCGGTGATGGCGCAGGAGAAAATCCAAAAGGAGCAACAAAATATGGTCGTGCATTCGTTGCAGGCTCTATGGCGCTAAAAGTGGCAAAACCTAACTTTATGGATGTAGTGAATGCAGCGGTAACGGATATTGCTACTACTCACAACTATGAGGATGAAACGCCTTACATGGCAAATTTGGTATTGGTAAATCCAACAGACTTCTATTTGGAATTAGTGGCAGCAAAAGACAACGAGGGAAGACCATTGTATCCAACGGCTTCGCTTTTCAACACAGTAATAATCGGAGGAATGGTTATCAAGTCTGATGAGTCTATTCCACAAGGTAAAATCTTCGTGGGAGACCTTAGCAAGTATAACATCACTGACTATCTTTCTTACACCGTGAGAATTGGCTGGATAAATGATGATTTCATCAAGAACCAATTTGTCATCTTGGGAGAATCAAGATTCCACGCGTTCGTGAAGAAACTGGATGAGAAAGCATTCATCTACGATGATATAGCGACAATCAAAACAGGAATTACAAAAGCGTAAGTATGGAAGTAAAATTGTTAAGAGAATGGGGCGACCATAAGAAAGGTGCAGTTTTAGACATTTTGGATGAAACTGTAATACAGGCTGGTTTAGATGCTGAACTTTTTGAGCCAACAGACAAAGAAAGTAAAGGTAAAAAACCTGCAAATGTAGGAGAGGGTAAAGACACAGAACAAGCTGAAAAATAGATACTAAATGCTGATAGACAAAACATATTTTAAAGGCGATTTGCTTATTCCTAATCTGAATGAGCCAAATCCTGATGAAAACACCACTGCGGTGAATTTAGATGAGCTTATCAACCAAGTAGAGGAAGATGTTTTGTCTTTCAGTTTTGGTATTAAAATGTGGCTTGATTTCAAGACTAAATACGAGGAGGATTCTACCAATCTGCCACAAAATTATAAGGACCTGCTACACGGCAAGACTTACACAAGTGAGGCTAACGGCAGGGAGGAAACTTTGGTTTGGAAAGGTTTAATCCAAGAAACCAAAAAGGAGTCACTACTGGCATATATAGTCTATGTAGTCTATAATATGCACAATGTAACCCAAACTACGGCTTTTGGGCAAACGATGATAGATACAAAAGTAGGCACCGCGGTAAGCATCTCTCCTAAAATGGCGAGGATATATAACGATTTCATTTATCAGTTATACGGAGAAGTAAGGAGTGATAGAAGCGGATTAACATTGGAGGGAAACCCTTATTGGAATTTAGGCAGAGGAATAGACTACTGCGGTTTTCAGCCTACAAGTGGCTATGTTTCGCTTGTGAGGTATCTTTTGGATAATGTAGAGGATTACCCTCTATTTGATGCTAATTATCTGAAATTCGGAGGAGAAATAACAAATGAATTTGGGCTATGATGATAAACCACAATTTACTGCTGTATAGCATGTTTGAGGATGCCTTTAAAGTGAATTTCAAAGGCAAAGAATACACAGCAAACTATGGCGAGGCAGATTTGTTTGAGCTTTGGAAATTGTTACAAAGTAAGAAACAGAAATACCCTGTTATTTGGCTGCAAACAGGATACAGCGTGGTTCACGATGTAAAGGGACAAAAGACCAAACTCAAAGGTATGAGGTTTTTCTTCATTACGCTGGGTTCAGAACACGCCCTTTACAAGGATAGATTTAAATCTACCTTTAAGGAGGTGCTACTGCCTTTATTAGGCTCTTTCTTGGATAAGATAAGAAAGACCAGCGGAGTATCTTTTGAGGAGGATAACTACTCGTTTGTTTCACTGCCTTTCAATGATATTTCAGAATTAGCAAGTAGAGAGAGGGACTACGGCAACAAGAGAGGAAGCCAAACGACCACTACGCCTGACATATGGGATGCAATAGTGCTGGATATCAGTCTGAATATAGACAATGAATGCGTAAATGTTCAATCTTTTAAAATTTAAAAACTTATGCTAAAACAAAAATTCTGCGGTTCAGCAGAGATGATTCCACGACTCGGAGGTAGATTTTGTGGAGAGAAATTGGTTACAGGGTTTGCACTTCTTGACAGAAGAGTGGAAATAGACCCTGCTACTTTCAATAAGACAGCATTGGATAGACTTATCCAAGAGGATAAATTCATTGGTAAAATATCTTTCTTCAATGTGGAAGATAACGACCAAGAGGCAGATTACAACACATCTGTAAGAAAACAGAGAAGCCGTTCTATGCCTGGGACAAAAGGATACAGATTTACCTTTGACAAAGGTTCTTCTTTCCAAAACGAATTAGCAAAATTGGACAACAGCGACACTTACAGCTTTGTGCCAATCTTTGAAGATGGTTCAGCGCTTTTTGCGATTAAAGCAAATGGAAAGTTGATGGGCTTTGCTTGTGATTTGTTCGTAGGAGTTAAGAAATTGAAAACTACTCCGGAGGTATCAGGTTCTACTTTGGAGGTAGATATTTTACCTGATTCTATGATTTACTGGCAGAAGTCAGAAAATGTGTTTGAAAGTGATGAGTTTTCATTCAATGAAATCAATCCAATCATCAAATTGGCAGTTTCTACTGGCGTACTTACAAACACTGCGACAACTACCAAAGTGAAAGTAACAGAGGCGTTCTCTAATGCTAATGTAACAGGGCTTACTGATGCTGGTAAGTGGAAGATAGAAGTAGATGGAACACTTGGTAACATTACCAATGTTGCTTATGATGCATCAGCGCAGGAATACACTCTTACTCACTCGGCTCTTGCTACTGGTAAGAAAGTTAGATTTATCACTTCTGATAATGGATTGAGAGTGATAAGCCTTGACACGAACTACTACATAGGAGAAAGCGAACTAAAAGCTGTAGTATAATGGAACTGAAAATTGGGGCTTATACTTTTGGAAATATGGAAAACTTCAAAAGTAAGAAAGAAGCCAAGGAATACATCATGGGGATATACCCTACTCTTAACGAGGAAGATGTAGAGAGACATTTAAAACCTTTATTTAGAAATGAGCGGGAAACTAATCAATCCGATAACATTGCAGAAGCGCATCCAAGCAGCAATAAGGCTGACACCAAAGATAGTGCAGGAAGCGATGGAGGAAAGGAAAAACGAGCTGATAAATCTAAATAAGGAAAATCTTATGCAGGGGAAAGATAGTGAGGGCAAAGATATGCCCCGCTATCGTAACCCCGAATATGCACATTTCAAAACCTCTATTAACCCAAATAATAGGGGTTTTTGGGATTTGCGGGTAACGGGTCAGTATCAGAGCTTTGTAGATGTTATAATACATCCAGCAGTTATTTTCTTCAAGAATGATTTGCAGAATGAAAAAGCCGAGTGGCTACATAGTAAACTTGGAACGAGCCATTTGGGAGTAACCGAGGAGCAAGGCTATCAGTTTCAGCTGGACAACAAGCCTGAAATAAGAAAAAGGATTTTGGAAATTATAAACAATGGCGTGTAATTGCAGTAAGCCGATAACCAAGAGCGAATGCGCTATGCTCCGAGAGTTTAATGAAGATGGGCGCTTGTTTATCTATCATATCTTTGATGATAAAGGTCTTGTGGTGGCTTATGTGCCAAAGGGCGAAAATCCTAACAATATAGCCAAAGAGCGAGGCTTTTATAACGAAAAAGGAGAATTAGAATGGTATCTAACCTCCGAGCATCCCTGCTTATGGGAATAAAAAAACACCTTTAATTAGGTGTTTTTGTTTTTATTGTTTTGTGCAGTAGTAACTAAATACGCCAATAACTCTGCCAGGTTTTCGTATTACCATAACAATCTCATAATATTCCCCATCCTTGAGCGGTTTTTTATCCCAAACATAGAACAAATATCCCTTTTTGTTAGAACCTGCATAAGGGTATCTGTTTTCAGGGTATGCAAAAAACTCTTCGTGTTCTCCATTTTCATCTGTCCAATACACTGTATTACCTTCTCTAAACTCTAACTTATACTTGTTAGCGGGAACGGCTTCCCAGCCTGATGGAGTATCTTTATAATGAATTTTATAAACTCCTTTCAATTCATCTGTAAAAGGTACTTCTATTATTCTCTGTTCTTCTTGTGGTTTGTTGTCGTCTGAACTTCTGTCACACGAAACAATTGAAAATACGCTGAATACAGCGATAAGTAAGGTAAATATTCTGTTCATTTTATATAGGTTTTAAATTCAATGCAATATAAT